TTCTCCTGGGCAACTACATGCGGGCGGGCGTCTCTCTCAGGGAGGCGAACCGTGCCCTCGATATCGGCCTTGACCTGGACGGGAATCCGTTCGCAGACACTATCTGGATTGCCAAGGGCCTGATTCCCGCCGAACTGGCCGAGCAGGGAGACATCTCAGGTGGTGGAGGCGGTGGGGAAGCAGGAGCCGCCCTCCAGGCCCCGCCCGAGACCAAGGCTCTCAAGGAGCCGCCCCCTCCTTCTCCAGCCCCCAAGCCGAAACCCATCATCCCCAAGGTGCTCTTCGACGAGAAGGCCTTCGCCAATGACCTGAACAAGCTGCTGAAGGCCATCTTCAAGCAGGCGGTGGACATGGGGATCTCCCAGCTTGAGGACGAGGGCATCGCCATCGGGTTCGACCCGGCCGAGTCGATTCGCTTCCGGCGCTTCTTCGACAACAAGGAACTCCTCATCAAGACCATCCCGGAGCGGTTCCACAAGAACGTGCGGAAGTGGATTCGCCGCGACATCCGGGAGGGGATGACGGTGAAGGACATCGCGGACCACCTGGAGGAGCGGTTCAAGATTTCGAAGAAGGGCTGGTCCATGACCATCGCCCGCACCGAGGTGGGTGACGTCATCGACAACACCCGGATGCTCGCCATGGAGGAGGAGGAGGTTCCCTATCACGCATGGCTCTCTGCCCATGACGGGGCGGTGAGGGATTCCCACAAGGAGGGCTCCTGGGGCAAGAACTGGGTCGAGGTGGGCAAGCCTTTCGAGAACGGCCTCACCCACCCCCACGACCCGAGCGCAGGGCCCTCACAGGTCTGCAACTGCCGCTGCGTAACCCTCCCCCTCGACGAGAAGCCGGGGGAGGACCACGTCAAGACGGCCGGCGAGTGGGACGCCCGCATCAAGTCCATCTCCGAACCCCTGGAGAAGAAGGCCTTCAAGCGCATCCTCCCGCTCTACGGGAAGGTCCTGAAGGAGATTCTGAAGAACTTCGAGAACGCGAATTGAGGACGAGCCCATGGCATACACGAAGAACCTGACGGTCCTGGAGGGAGTCCAGAGGCTCCAGAAGATTCGGGAGGAGATGGAGAAGGCTCAGGACGAGCGCGAAGTCCTCATCAAGGCCGTCTCCCCCTCCATCCGGAATCTCACCTACGACCAGGTGATGAAGTCCTTCGAGGTGGAGGCCGAGCACTTCTCCGAGGACGCGGCCGAGTTCCTCAAGGACGCCAAGGCCTCCCAGCCCGTCCGGATGCTGGAGTTCATCGGCTCGACGGAGAAGCAGGACAGGGACGGAGACCGCATCAAGGTGAGCGGCTGGAACCTCAACGAGTGGAAGAAGAATCCGCAGTTTCTCTGGGCGCACAACTGGGCCGGGTTCCCGCCGGGGACGGGCGTGAAGGTCTGGAAGGAGTCCAGTCCTCTCAAGGCGCTGAAGATGTGGATCATGTTCCCCGACGACCTCGATTCCGAGGAGGCCCAGAAGTTCACGGACATGATATGGGCCTACTACTCCCACAAGCCGCCCATGCTCAAGGCGGTCTCCGTGGGCTTCAAGCCCATCCAGGTGAAGTTCGCGGAGAGCGACGAGGAGCGGGAGAAGATGGACCTTGGCCGGTACGGGGTGCTCGTGGAGAAGGCCGAGCTGTGGGAGCTTTCCGGAGCGCCCATCGGCTCGAATCCCGAGGCCCTGCTGACGGGGCCCGCGAAGAAGATGTTCGGGGACAAGGCCCCCTCCATCCTCGACGCCATGGGCTACGAGATTCCGCAGGGGAAGGTCTACATCTCCGGTCCGGACGGCGAGTGGCCGGACCTCATCGAGGACCTGGGGTCGGATGTGGACCTCTCGGCCATCGAGGGAGCCAAGGCCCTGGAGATTGACCCCAATCCCGACCACAGCGACCTCGTCGTGGAGACCACCAAGAACACCAAACTCGGCGTATTGCTGGACGGAATCATCGGGAAGGTATTCGACCTTCTCGTCTCCAGCTCTCCCACCGAGGAGGTAGATGCACTCAAGAAGGCCCTGCGCGAACAGGTCGCCATGGGCAAGACCGCCGCAAAGCTCTTGGAGGTAATGGAAGGCACCGACACCGAGACCCAGGAGGAGCACGAAGACCCCGAATCGACCGAGCGGAAGGAGGATGAACCTTCTCCACCCGAGTCGGACGAGGAACCGCCGGACGAGATTCCGGAGGGGGCGGGGGACGACCTGTACCTCGACCTCATCGACGAGGACGAGGAAGACGGGGAAGGAGAGGAGCCGACCCCATCGGAACCTGACGGCGACGACCTCATAGAAGGACTCGCCACAGAGTGAAAACCCTGTTTTGAGGATTGACGAATGGCTCAGGAAAGCGCCACGGCCGAAGCCAAGAAGCTGAAGGCCCAGGAGGCAGTCCAGGGCATGATTGACGAGAAGCTCGAAGAGTCGGGCATCGCCAAGACCCCGGAGGCCCTGGAGGCCCTCAAGAAGAACCAGGAGGAGATGACGCTCAAGCTCGAAGCTTGGGAGAAGTCCATGTCCTCCATGCGCTCCAAGTTCGCCCTTCCCGGGGCCGAGGAAGAGGCCAAGAAGGGCAAGTTCTCCTACGGGCGGCTCGCCGGCGCTCTCAAGCGCGGCAACCTCGCCAAGTACGCCCCGTACGAGTACGACCTCATCAAGGAATACCACAAGGTCGCGGGCGAGGAGTCCGAGCTGGCAGAGCTGGACGCCATGACCAAGACGTCCCAGCAGCTCGGCGTGGACACCACGGGCGGCTACCTCGTGGGTCCGGAAATCTCCTCGGAACTCATCGAGAACCTCCGGGACCGGCCCCTGCTCTCCAAGCTGGGGGCGCGGGTCATCTCGGGCATCAAGGGCGGCGAGTTCCGGATGCCGAAGAAGACGGGCTCGGCAACCATGTACCATGTGGCGGAAGGCACGGCTCCCACGGAGTCGAACCTCACCTTCGGCCAGGTCACCATGCGCCCGCACGTGGTCAAGGCGCTGGTGCGCGTCTCGGACAACCTGAACCTCCTCTCCAACCCGGACATCGAGGCCATCGTCCGCGACGACATCACGTTGGGCATGGCCCTCTCCATGGACCTGAAGGGCTTCAGGGGCAGCGGCTCCTCGAGCGAGCCCACGGGCCTGGTGAACCTGGGGACGGGGCTCAACTCCGTTTCCTGCGGACCGGGTGCCATCACGCTGGCGAAACTGCACGAGTTCCCCGCCACCATCGAGCAGGACCTCGCGCTGAAGGAGGACGGCTCCTACGCCTACGTGTTCAACCCCCGGACCATCGACGTGGTGCGCCAGCTCAAGGACTCCTACGGGCGCTACCACTTCCGGCCGGACACCTACGCCGAGCAGAAGATGACCATCCTCGGTCACCCCTTCTACACGTCGAACCAGGTGCCGAAGAACCTGACGGTGGGCGGCACCTCGAACTGCGCCGAAATCTATTTCGGCAACTGGAAGGAATTCATCATCGGCATCTGGGGCACCCTGCGCTTCAAGGTGTTCGACCAGGCGAACCTCGCCTCGGGCGCTGCGGCCGGCCTGCTGGACGAGCTGTGGTTCTACGTGGTCGCCATGTACGACGTCATGGTGCGCCACAACGAGTCCTTCGCCATCTGCACCGACACGTCGAGCTAGGGAAGGGACCAAGACCCGCCTTCTCCCCTCGGGCGGGTGAAACGAAGAGGGGACACGACACGAACCAGTAATGGAGAGAGCAATCATGGCAGATCAGCAGTACGGCCAGACGAAGCTCTTCCGCATCCTTCAGCTCCAGGTGACCGACAAGGCGGCTCTCATCGGCGGCGGGTCCATCCCGTACGCTACGGGACCCTGCGTGGACATCTCCGGATACACGGGCTGGGCGCGGATGATTTTCAAGGGCTGGGGACACACGGGTGCATCGGGCATCACGGGTCCCCCCACGGGCGCGACGGGCCTCCTGTCGATTGCCCCGTGGCACGCGACCTACGCCTACTACCGGGGCGGGACGCCGACCTACCCCACGGGCCCCACGGGCAACTTCAACGTGGGCGCGACCTCGGCGCTCACGGTGTACGACACGCCGAACGGCACGGCGACCGCGTTCAACACGCGGGGATTCACCAACACCTACATCGACGAGGTGCGGTGGTTCGACTGTGATGCGAGCTACCAGTGGGTCGGCGCGGGCGTGACCATCGCGGGGACGGGGGGTCCGAAGTTCGCGTTCTGCGCGGACATCGAACTCACGGCCAAGGTGCGGCCCAAGACCACGGACTACCAGTAGAAGCAATCCCGGAGGCTTTCGGGTCTCCGGGGTGGGGCGTCTGCTTTCCCGGGCGTCCCACTCTGGAGACCCAGGACAGAACGACAGTAACCCTTGAGAGGAGCAGGAAATGGCAGAGGAGTACTTCAAGGTGGACAAGATGCTGGAAGAGGGCCGGAAGGACGTGAGCCACATGAGGCAATATCCCTTCACGACCCAGGACACGGGCGGGCCGAGGGAAAAAAAGGCCCACGAGGACAATGCCGAATTCATCGTCATGGTGCGCTCGGACGGCTACGGCGGCTACTGGTACAACGACCTCCGCAACGAGGCCAGGGTTCCGGGACGGCGCACGGACAAGAGCGGCAGACCCGTCAAGCCGCAGACCCTCTCTCTCTGGCTTCGGGAGCATGACAGCGGTGCGGCGGTGCTGGAGACGGAGGACAAGGGCCTCCTCATCATCAAGAGGGAGCGGGAACTCATCAAGTTTTTCCGTGGCTTGGGGCATGACGACCCCATCAAGTCGGCCGATGCCAGGCTCTCCCTGGAGGAGGACGTCTGGGACGAGGCCGTGGAGAAGGGCATCAAGCCATGGGACTACCTGGACGCCAAGATTTCCGGTGACGACCCCTCGGCCTACACCAAGGGCAAGACCTACGAGGGCGAATCCCTGCGCGAGCTTAAGGCCCCGAGGCCTCCCGCCGTGACGGTGGTCATGTCGGAGACGGAGACCAAGGGCAGGGGGAAGGGCAAATGAAGAACCCCCCGAACAATAAGCAAGTCGGCGGGCCGGGGAAGCCTGGCCCCGTGACCAAGGGCGGGAAGTCCATCCATTTCACATTCGAGGGGGATGGCTTCCGCAAGACGGGCGAGCAGACGTTCGCCTCTCCCGATGACCTCATGGGCAACGGCAT